GCCGCAGGGTTAGCAGATAATAGCTCTAATCTAGCCTCTTGTTGTTGAGCCGGTGTTTCTCCACCCAATCCAAGAGACTTTATTCGCAAGCCGCCTATTAATTCCTGCTGTTTAGCGGCGAGTCTTGCTTGTTCTCTATTGTCTCTAATGGCGCCCAATTGCTCGAGCTGGGCGCGAGTGCCCAAGCCTTGTTGTATTGAGCCTAATATATTTGGAGTAGTCATTATTCGTTTCCTTTCAAGAAATCAAGAGCCGCTGTCTTTCCGCCAAGTCCGTAGCTCATACCGAATGAGCCTAGACCTATTAAGTTCTCTATCCCTCCAGCCTGAGCGGCCTGTTGAGCTTGCAGATTCTGCACTTCCTGACCTCTAGCTATATTAGCTGCGTTAAACTGCTGTATTTTCTCTTGCCTTAATGCTTCAGCCTCACCTGTTAAACCACCAGCCGCCACTTGACCACCTTGAACTTGTAAGTTACCAATATTCTGACCAGCCCCTAAACCTTGTTGAGCAAAGCCCTGCCTTAATCCGCCTAGAGCCTGTGTAGCACCTAGACCCCGACCTGCTACTTGACCTAATCTAGCGAATTGATTACCGAAATCTTGCTGAGCAAATCCGATACCTTGCTGCTGTAAAGCCTGTTGAGTACGACCACCGCCCAAATCGCCAGTAGCTGCCCTATTTCTCAATAATGCACGTTCTCCCTGCTGTTGTAGGTACTGTTGGCCGGGTGAGGCTTGAAATTGAGTAAAGGCTTGCTGTTGTGCTTGAGGACCTAATGCGCCTGATAGGGCTGCTTGTTGTTGAGAAGCTGCGCCACCGCCTTGGATAAATGGATCAAACTGACCTGCTGTTTGGCCAAATAATTCTCCAGCCTGACCAAGTGATGCTTGCTGTTGCGCAATGGCATCTTGAATTGATTGGCCTTGAATCTCTGCACCTTGACCAATTGCTTCGCCAAGTGCTTGTCCACCGAATGACTCGGGAACCGCTGTCGGCGCGACTGTCTCGAAACCCGTTCCTAGTAGCCCGCCCGTCACGCTTCCTACAATATCGCTTACGCCGCCCATTTCTCTAACCTCAGTACTTTTAAATCAATAGTTTTATTATCTTTCTTAACACCATTCTCTATGGTGCCTATTTCTTTAAAATTTAGATGCTTGGCTAAATTTATAGTGGCCTTATGCGTTGCCGGTATTTCTGCTTCTAATGCGTTAAAATCTGTATTACCGAAAAACCAATCAAGCCCCTTATCAAAAAACTGTCGCCCGAATTCTTTCCGATATTGTTTCAATAGCACTGGATGGAATAAAACTCTATCCTTATGCTGTGTAAACCTATGTAATCCTATCACTTTTTGTGTGCGTGCCGCTAGTATAGTGACGTTAGCGGGTATAACAGGGTTAAAATTCTCTCTTGAATAGCCATCTTCTCTTATTTTCTCCCAAATCTCCTCATTAGTCATAATATCCCTGATTAAGTTAGTGTCTTGGGTAATTTCTAATATCATCGTCTTTCGATACCTGAAATATTAAATACTATGGTGTTTGCTGCGCTCGCTTCTACAAATATAGAATCTCCCGGCATAACCAAGGCATTTAGAATAGAAGTTGGGCTATCGCCATCAATTGCGGCTGTTCTACTAGATATAACCTTATTACTGGCTGTGGCACTTGTTCCAATATAAACACTATATGTAGCGGCTCCCGCTGGGTCTGTAGCCATAAACTGAGTAATAGCTGTGCCTTTGCCCCCTTGCGAGGACTCAGGAGAAGTGTAAACTTTAACCGGAGTAATGACCGATTGAGTACCTAGAAATAAATTAGCATTAGTCGTCATTTCGTTTATCTCTTTTATAATCTCTTCTATAGCCGCTGCAAATCGCTCTGTCGGTGTAAGATCTTTATTTAGCCAAGCTTCGTTTCTCTGCAATACTCTAGGCACCCGCTGATACCTCTGCTTCTAAACGATAAAAGGAAGTCTCTACAGGTTCATGTGTTTGGAACTTCATTACCCTGTCACGCGGAAGCCTAGACATTCTGCGCCATTCAACACGATGACCAAATTTCCCTTTTTCTCCCATACTTCTATTAATGGTAGGAATAAAGTTAACACCATCATCAGAGAAAGAATGATTAACTACAGGCTTGGGAGATTCATCATTTCCCACACCTGTAGCCATTACCATCTCATAAGATCCGGCAAAAGCAGGGGCACCATCAAAATTAAAAGGCTGAGTACTAAATTCTCTAGTAACAACATCACCATACTCAGTGAATATAGAAGGATCAATAATACCAATCTTTTCTGTTCTCTCATCACCCACATATAATTGATTATTAGCGCGAATCAAAGTATTAACCCTCCAGCGTGTACCTTCTGTGGATCGTTCGTGCCAAATATGTCTGCCCATTCTCCTAGATGCTTCAACCTGATAGACAAATGTCCGGTTAGCAAAAGAGAATATTACAAACTCCTCCCCCTCTGTTTGATAACTTAAAGCAAATGCTGCTTTTATCTCGTCATCATCTAAACCTTGCATGAAATGATCGATAGCAGGGGTTGAGACCTTAATAGGGTTGGCGCCTTGAAATCTCCATATAGCGACTTCTTGCTGATCACCACCGCCCATAAAAAAGAATGTATTATCAGCCTTGGTGATAGCGAATCTTGCCGCTAGTCCACGTTCGACAGTAGCCTCTGGGATAGTGGAAGCAGGGAAACCAGACCCACCCACCACTTGATATACTTGAATAGTCCGAGTACCCGGCACATATAATTGACCGTTACTCACAATGCTGGTTTGTATAATATCCGGGTCTACTTCAGCAGTACCAAAATCTGTAGGGGTAAAAGTAATACCATCTAAATTAGAGTTGAATACTATTTTATCTGTAGTAAAGAAGAAGAAGCTTCTAAAAAAAGACACTGAAGTAGCTGGCCCAAGGAATCCGGGGTCTAGATTTAAAGTAAGTACCCCAGTAGCAATCGTGAAATAGTAAGAATTACCATTCGGTACAACAATCCAAATAATAGTTTGGCTATTTGCGACAGAAACCCTACCAGAACCCGCGACAAATACACCGCTAGAGGTGCTGTAGTCTGTGATAGTCCCCGATGAATCAACACTAATAAACCTATCATCTTGAATAAAATAAGCTACGTCACCTACCTCTATAGCCCCTCGGCTAGTCTTAAAAGTAGTGTCAACAAAAGACCTAATACCATCTGTAGACCTTAAAGAATTCCTACTATAAGCAGGAGATTCAGCGACATAAGGCCTTAAATTATTACAGATTAAATCCGCTAACTGAGGTGAGAATGACTCATAAAAGCCATTGGCTATATCTACTGGTATTCTAGGCACGTGTTGGACTCGGTTGTATATTTAAAGACACGGTTTCTTCATCCCATCCCAGCATATCATCTAGGAATTGCTCTGCATTCTGTTTAATTAACTGCATTTTCTGAAGCGGGGCTTGGTATTCAAATCCTATTCTTGCTGCAAGGCCCCATACAAGTGCATCGGCCCATTCAATCGGAAAGTCCAAAGTATCAGCAGAGGTATCAAAATCCTCAATGCTTCTTTGAAACGTAAATTTTAATAACTGATTAACACTATCGGCAGTTTGCCAGATAAATATCTCACCATTACCTAGTTGAGGTGTGTAGTAGAAATTAGTTGGCGTACCTTTAGAATTCTTATTAGTTTGAGCAAAGTATTGTTGCCTAGCCCATTTGTTTAGCTCAATCTCTGAGTTATCACCCAATCTTAAACGTCTAGCCGCTTCAATTCTTAATGGCCTTTCAATTAGAGTGGTGAAAGTAAACACACTGTTACCTATTGCGACATCATCGGTTAGATTGTCCGTTATTTGTAACTCTGTAGAGGAGCTAACATTAGCAATAGTTGTCCATTGTCGTGTACCATCGTCTAGCTCAATACCGATGAAGTCAGCAACGCCGCTATCTATAAGACCTTGCATTCCGGTAGTGTCATCAACAGTAATAACATTAACACCTGACAAAGCAGCTACGGTAATCTCTGCGTCTATAAAATCATCAAGCATGGTAGCTTCAGCGCCTTGCGGCCCCAGCTTATAAGAAGTAATACCGGGATCTAAGAATAAAACGCCCTCTTCTCTCTTCCACAAATGAAGGCCTTGGCCCTGAAAGTGTTTAGCCATCCGGTTTAAAGCATTAAGACCGTCAGATACTTCATTATTCTGTAAAGGTATCTCTGAACTTCTTTCAGCTACGATAGCAACGGCTTTCTCTACTATCTCAAAGCCTGTCATTGTAAAATCTATTGAACCACTAGTAGCCATTATGGACGCCCATTAAGTGAATTAGGATCTACGGATGTGACAAACTTATCAGGCGGTCTAACACGCGTAGGGGTAACATTTATCTTCTCTTCGCGGCCTCTTAGATCTAGCTGGGGGTGCTTAGGTGACCAGTTCTCAGCACTCATCACAAGACCGCGCCAATCCTTTCTAGCCTTGTCAGAGCGAATCTTACTACCGTCTATATCATCTATAACATTATGCATACCCGGTATTGGGTTTAATAATCCTAATGTCATATTGATCACCTTTAATCCACTTTATTAATTTCTATTTTATCGTCATCTTTAATTTTTTCTAAAGCTGATAACATTTCTATCAGTGGTTTAGCTTCTTCGTATGGCTTTTTTACTAAATAATTTGCTAATGCTTGTAACTGCTCTTGTTTTATTTTATACATTTTATTTAACTCAACAATTTATAAACTATTGCTGTTGATCTTACCATAATAAAACCAAACAAAGCAGCAATCCACGCCACCGCCGCGCCTTTTTGCTCTCTAGCTTCGTCGTAAACGCTAAGCGCAAAGTTTATATCATCTCTAGTTCTCGGCCCGTCTTCCCAATCAATGTCATGATTTTCACAAGATTTTTCCAAATTAAGTTTGAGAAAATTCAAAGATTTATCAACAACTAATGATAGAAAATTTGATATAGGGCCGTCCCCAGCGGGACCACAAAAACTGTCCCGTTTGTACATCAGAAACCACCGCTTTTTATATTAAATTTATGGCAATAATTCATTCGTCCATTGCCCCGAATAGTCATAATTATTAATAGAATCGGCATCTTCTAAAATAGCAACATTATCTTTGTGATACCTGCAATTTTTGTAAATATTTCTTACCGGATCGGATAAAGTAACTCTTAGCTCTTTCAATTGGCTTAAAGTGAAAATATGTTCGATATTATCTACAGACCACCATTCATGCGTAAAGCTGCCCGGTCCGTTTATTTCCTCGACATCCTTGCCATTTGAAATCACAGTGCCTAAATCGGTTCTGGTTTCTCTATCTGCTTGATAATATAATTCAGACGATAAAGGCGGCGAATTATAAGGAAGTCCAGCCAATAGAATCGAATCCCTATAGTCATTAAGTTCTTGTTTCTTATCTTTTTTAGCTACTTTAATATAGTAAGGGCTGCCTATATGTACATTCATCAACTCTTCTAAAGAATCATTTATAGCTTGAGAAAAAACAGTTTCATTCGGGAATAAAAAACAAATAGAATCCGCGCTTTTTTTAAAATGAAACCCTTCACAACCTAAAGGCGATTCATCAATGTCTTGCTGAAGTGCGTTATAATTAATGCCGTTTGAAAAATGATTGGAATATGTAAAAGGGTATTTAAACATTTTCTACTTTCTCCAGCGTTATTGATGTGTTCCACATAGCCGCTTCAATTCCACCAGAACTAGCCGCAAAAGAAAAAACAACGTCTATATCACCGTCAGCGGCAAGGGTGAAAGGATATGATTGCTTGAATATATGTTTTTGACTTGTTCCCCTTCCGTCACCGTCATTTCCTCCGCTATCTTGCGGCTCCATTCTAAAAACTTCGTTGCTTGTTCCTTGGAGGGTTCCGTCTATCTCCGCTCTAAATATAATACTTGTGTTTGTGGAATCGTAGGATTGGTTTGTTTCAAAATGTATTCGATAATCACCCGCTTTATTTCCTACAAAAGTATCATTTATTTTGTCTACAAAACTTGTTGTTGTATTAACATCAATAGCGTTATCACTTAAAACTTTTGGTAGAATCTGATTAATTATTGGATTGCTTGGGTCGGTGTTATCGACTGATATATTTTCACCTTCCGAAACACTAGATACAAAAGCCGCATAATTTCCTGCTCCCGTTAATGCGTTTGCTGCTCCCGCTCCAGTTGTTAAAGCTACGCCGTTAAAGCTTGTCCCCGTCCAAGTGCTGCTACTTGTTACAGGGCCGGTGATCGCGCCCCCACTCAAATTTAACTTTGAATCTAATGCTGTTTGTAAATCGGTTTGACTAGATAAAGTCCCTGTAATTGATCCCCACGCGGAAGATGTTGAAACCGGATTGTAGTTTCCTTGCTCATCAAGAAAATTAGCGGCTGAACCGCTGGTAGTCAAAGCTACGCCGTTAAAAGCTGTGCCAGTCCAAGAGCTTATACTTGTAACTGGGCCAGTCATTGCGCCGCCTGATAAATTCAGCTTTAAATCTAAAGCGGTTTGCTGGGCTGTGCTTACTGGTTTATTAGCATCACTTGTATTGTCTACGTTGCCCAAGCCAATATCACCGGGAACGGGAAAGCTCATCACAACATCAACAGCCGTGCCACCAACACCGTCACCCGTAACGCTATCAACAGCACCACCAAGAACAGTGTTACCCTCTAAAACCGTTCCGGCGCCAGTGCCAAAGTTTTTATTAAAAGCCGTATTTTCAGAGAAATCATTTTTTTTAGCGTCTAGTGCTAACTGTAAATCAGATTGATTCGATAAAATACCCTCTATCTCACCCCATGCCAGCGGGCTATAAGTTCCATCTTCACGTAACACATTAGTAACGATTCCGCCATTCGTTAAAGCAACGCCGTTAAAATTTGGAGAGGTTAAAGTTGATCCGTTCCATGTTAAATCCGAGCTTCCATTAAAAGAGCCTAGCGGGTTATTAAATTGAATAGAATTCAAAGGGCCGCCGGGTGTATTTGTTGTGGGCGAAAATGGAACGCCTTTGATTGTGAATTCACCAAGAATGTTTAAATTTAATAACTGAGTGAACGGATTGTCATTTATTGAAGGCATTAAACTACTCCAACTAAGGTTTTGCTTCTAAAACGTATTGCCTTACTCTAAAATTATTAGAATTTGATAAGTTCGCGCATTGAACTGTAAAAACATCATTTTTAACGGCTATAATTTTCATGTTAATCAAGTATGGAGTTGCTGCTGCTGATATTTCCCCTTGCGACCCAAAACTTCCAATCTCGCTAGCTCCCTGAAAAACTTTCATATTAATACCCTCTACCCCCGCCGCTGCTTTTTCAACATAAACAGTAGCGTTAAGGTAGCCATTGAAATTATCCCCTAAAAATTTAAGACCTCCGTTACCTTCTTGAACCCAATCACTTGTAGAATCTGAAGACATTGTGCTAGTCGTTGGATCAATAAGTGTAAATATATTAGAGCCTGGGATAGTTATATCGGTAGAGCCTGATAAAGTTTCAAGCCTTCCATAGCTGCCTTGGTCTGTTTCCCCTATTATTAAATTATCCGATACTTTTAAGTTTCCTAGTACTGTAAAAGGCTTGCCAGCTATCTTGGTCATTTTTTAGCGTCCTATTTTATTGGTCTTTTTGTTGAGTCGGGAAAATCTGGATGAGATGGCCAGTTTCTTAACAATATAGCGTATGCGCGCCATTCTAGAGCATTAAAATTCCCCGCCAAATCTTCAGCATCTCTTATTTCAACATCAACCTTTCTTAACTCAGAATCCCGCCATGATCTCTCCTCGTCAATTTTTTTAATAACATCCAGAGCAGACAAATCATAATCAACAATTTCAGCAGAACCAACATCAACTAAATTAAAGGCTTCAAGTTCTGTCAAGCAACAATTATATCCGTCGACTATTTCAACATAAGTAAACTTTGTTTTTTGTGAATTTATCGGGCATTTTATTAATGTCCTCATTTTTAAGAGTCTCCTTGCTGCATAATGCGGCCTGTAGTTGCGCCTGTAGCCGTTATTTTTATTGCTTCTAAGGGTGAGCCTTCAAATACCTCAAAGCCTGTTACAGCGGTCATACCAGAACCTGAAACATCGTTTAAAGTACTCCAGACAGGTGTTTCACCACGATTTACGAGATTTAAAGTACCTTCTACCTTAGCGCTACCACCACTCACTTGAATAGCATAGTTAGGCCATGACCATCTGTTTACAGGAATTACTTTTGTTTCACTATTTGCTAAATCAAATTCAGTATTTACATAAGAACTCATAAATCACCTATACAGCGCCCCATACGGTGCCATTGTAAAATTCAAGAACGTTAGAATCAGAGTTATAAATAACCATGCCAGCCTCTGCTGTTAGTGCATATCTGTCGGCTTTAGTTATAGGATTGTATCTGATCACTTTAGATTCTATATCAGCTTCTGTTTCAACAGCAGTACTGTAATCTTCACCCACATATATTTTAATAAAATTAGACGTAGACATTAAAAAATCTCCAAATATAAAAAGGAAAAGGGGCCGAAGCCCCTAATCTAGAGGGATTAAGACCCTGAAGTTCCGTACATGCCTCTAGCGTCTGACCAACCGAAGCTGTAACGCTCAGTTGCTTTAAAACGCATGTTGCTAGTACCGAAGTCCATATCCTGCTCAAAACGAACGTCACGTCTAGTAAAATACTTCATGCCATCAGGTGAGTTAGTTTTAATAAACCAAGCATCATCATCAGTTAAGAAGTTATTAGTAGTGAAGCCATCTTGTACAGATTGCATTACCTTAACAGCATTAACCGCGTTATTAGCTGTGTCGTTCTGAAGAGTAGATCCTAAGATTCTCTCAGCAACAAACATCAGCGTAGGTGGCACGATTAAACGAATGCCTTGCAATGCGATACGTAGACCACGTGGGTCAGTTGCTTGGTTAATCTGAATTAACAAATCTTCTAAGCTAGCTTCAGTCAAATCGGCATCAACTGCCAACTTGTTAGAGAACGTACCAGTATCGGTAGGGCCGTTAGGGTGAGCAGTACTTAAAAGCGCAACACCATCACCATCTTGCATTTGAAACGAACCGTCAAAAGCATTGTTAAGCACGTTGGCTCCTACAACTTCTTTAGTCTGATTCATTGAGAAAGCAAGAGATCGTGCTCTACGGTTAAATACGCCATAAAGGTTATCTTCTAAAGCTTCTTCAGTAACGATGAAACCCTTACCATAAGTTAGGTTAGGGTACTTAGGTGTAAAACCTTCAGTTTGAGTATCGTATGAAATGGAGTCGCCTTCAGGCTTAACAGGAGCCAATGTAAAACCTTCGAATTGTTGATCAACCTCGAAGTTCTTACGGCTAGTGTTAGAGTCAAAGATTTTATCCCATTGTACTTCATGTTCGTCATACGCTTGTCCGAATACCTCATTGAGGCCTTCTTGGAGCATTCTGGCCGTGTTGCCAGTTGTAATAGTTCCGCCAGCCATGATTACACTCCAACTAAGTTAGTTTGTTGAGAACGGATAATACTAACTAAAGCCAAGTTACCAACTGCGCCTAAAGCGGTGCCGTCTGTAGCTGGAATTAATCGAATTAAACGTAGTGGACCTGCCGCATCAACTGCACCTGTAACCATTGCAGAACGTACCAAATTACCAGTAGTAGTAGGTGCGTTAGCGGTTAAGAGCAAGTTAGAACTAACATCAGAAGCAGTAAGAGCTGATCCGATCTCAATTTCATATAATGCATTAGGGTCAACCTGAACCTTAGTGATACGCTCTGTTAAAGTAGTGCGTCCTTTTAGTTCAAGGTTTGATAGATCTGGGGCGAAACCGTTGATAATACCTGTGATTTCTGTACCAGTTGATCCAGCAGCGCGGCCAATGGCTGCGATACCTTCTGAACTAGCTGTACCGGACACGATGACAGCATCGCCGATAGCAGACTCATCACTATTACCAGATAGGAAGGTAAAATCTTGAACCTTTCCGGTATATCCTGATGCGCCTTGTGTTTTAGATAACTGAAAACCAGCCATAATAAACACTCCTATAGTTAAAGTTTAAAGTAAAAAAATTAGGCACCTGTCTTTTGACAAGTACGTTCGTTTTCCTACCCTAAACAGTCTTCTAACTATCGGAGGAGGGGCT